AATTTTAGGACATCAAAAAAGAGAAATTTATTATGGACCATGGACTATTATGAGTTTAAATGAAGCATTAGAACGTTATAAAATAATTTGTGCTAAGGGACAAACTAATGTCTTTGATATTGGATATGAATATGACGGTATGGGATATATTAATGTTTTGAGTTGTGATTTGACTAATCATCTATTATTTTATAGATTAGATGGTGGTTCTAATGACTATGATAGGCAATATAATTTCAATGAATTAATTAAGAACGGATCACATCCTTATAAGAAGTTTTATTTTAGTGAGTGGTTTTATAATGTATTATAAACAAACGTTATTGTTTATGTGTGTGTTTTTCTTGTTTTTTGTCGAAAAATGCGTCTTTTCTTAAATGATTTTTTGTTCTTCTTGTTCTTTTTATTATGGCGTTTTTTTTTGATGGTTTTTCTTTTCTTTAGATTACGAAAACGACTACGAACCCCATAAGCAAGTGTTGGATCTACAGGTACAGTTTCAATAACTAATTGATTTATATATATATTGGGATTTGTTTTTTTTTGCTCGTCTAGTTCATCTGGTGTAAGATAAGCATAATGAACATAAATTTTATCACCGTAATATTTATAAGGTTTGAAATTTCCATATTGATTAATCAATACATCATAAGAAAATTCTGCACAACATGACAATGGTGCACGACCTTCATATTTATAAATAACTTTTTCATACTCTAGTTCTCTCATTCTATCAATTGTTTCTGGATTAATTCTTCGATCAGAATCGCCTGATTTAATGTAATCTGGATTATCATTATATAAACCTGAGTCGTTTGTGTCTCCTCCTATAACAACTAACTCTGGAGTAAAGACAAATACTTCTCTTGCTGCCTCCATATAATCTCTAATCGCCGGTTTAAGCAATGTATCTGTTGATTCAGGCTCATTTGGTCCGTGTAAGTTAATTAATACTACTCCTGTATTATATGTTTTAACACAAGAAAAATTTCTACCAAGATGAGTACGATTAGATATATAGTCTGAATGTAATCCTAAATCATTACCGTAAAAGTCATCGAACGCTCCCAGAGCATCGGTGTTCCATATTGTAAGTACTGTTGGATAAAGTGAATTTCCACCTTTGATTACTTCTATCGAATAAGCTACAAAACCGTAGTTTTGACCATTCTTACCTATATATGTACCTGTTGTATAATATGAACCTTGTGGTAAGCAAGATTTTCTTTCATTAATGTATAAAACTGTACCTGATGCAAGAAGTTCTAATAATGCTTGATAACCTCCGTTAAATGGGGGGTCTCTTTCAATCATATCTCTGTCGTTCATTTCTTGAAAGTACATTATAGTTGGATTTCTTAGATTAACAAAATAGTCCACTAAGTTTGCTGCATTTTTCCAATATGCTCTTCGATCTGGGTTTTTATTTTGTGCTACAAAGTATGCTTCACTGCCTGTCGCAATACCCAAATCACTAGCAAAACTCATATTATAAGTTAATGCTGTTAAAGGTTGTTCTATTTCTTTTAGAAAAAACTCCATAAACACCGGTTTGTGGTCAGATGTTTTTGAAAATCTAGGGGGTATGTAAACTTCTGACGGTGATTCTGAAACTTCCGATGATTGGGACATTAGTTTATAATATTTAATATATTATTTTATTAAAATATTATTTTATTAAAATATTATACATTATTATAATATGGCAAAAACAAGAAAAGTTGGAAAACGGAGAAATTTAAGAAAAAAACAGAAATCTAGAAGGCAAGCCAAAGGTTATGAGCAAATGGCTCCAGCTTATCTCTCTAAAATGTTAAATAAAGTTAGTTTAGATACATATAATAGGGAATTTGTTGATAATGGAAAGCCATCAGTCGTGTCAAGAATACTTTCACATTTACCTAAAAGAGATGTAAAAGGAGCAATATATAGAGCAGATAAAGCAGATTATGAACGTCGTTTGAGAGAAGCACTTATACTCAATAAAAAAATATTAAGTGATCAAGAAGCGTTAATAAAACAATTAAAAATGTCAGGTACAGATGGTCCTTCGCGCAGAACACGTAGTAGTGGTAGACATGCGACAGATCCAGTACTTGAAGATTTAGAATTAGAAGCGTATCATACTAGGTGGTCTATTATACAAATTGAAGGTTTATTAAGAAGCATAGAAAGAAATGAATTAAATGATCTACCGCGTGGTTTTACTAATTATAGTGAATTTCGTAGAGAAGCACCTGGATGGGATATGCCAAGAATGACATATACAACAAGATTTAGACCACCCGGATATCCAAATTGGAGATAGTTTAATAATTTAATTATATATAAGTTTAGTTATTTTTGTTTTTATTTTTGTTTTCTATGTTTTCTCGAATTAGCTCTAACTAATGGTCTTCTATGTGTTGCTTTTATGTTTCTTCTTCTTTTTACTTTTGTTTTGCGATATTTTTTTCCAGAAGCATTTGCTGCTGCGGCAGCCAGAATATCAAGTCCGGATAAAGGATGAGCTATGTCTTCTAGATTCAGTGATCTAACACTTTGACGTTGAAGAGGAGGTGGCATATGATGATTGGATGGAAATGGAGGCAGAGGTTGACTATGATAGCGAGGACTAGAAAGTGAACTACTAGAACTAGAACCACTGCTAGAAGTAGAAGTAGAACTAGAGCTACTAGAACGCGAAAGATTGAATGCTCTGGGATTATCTCTTCGTTCAATACTTTGCGCTAAATTATCAATACCCCTACCTGTAAGAGTATATACATCACTCAGTGTAGCTATATTTTTTAAACTAGTTATTATAGTGTCAACATCGGTAGGTTTAATAGGTTCTCTATCAATCCATGCAAATTTTTCTCTTTGTGAAAATATATGAAAACTATACATACTCATTTCTACTAGAGCTGTTGTAATTCTGTCTGTAGTGTTGCCTTGTAGCAGGTGTCCAATTATAGTAAAAGTATCTCTAATATCATTTAAATTTTTATTTATTTGTTTAACAAATATTCTCAAAGAAATTAAACTTGGATGTGCTAAATATCCTGAAACAGTTCCATTTGCTGAGTCTCGAATAGCAAGTAATTTTTGTTTCAAACTTAGAACTAGTCTATATTCTTCTGATATAGGCGACATTTTATATAATATAATATTAAATATTAAATGTTATAATAAATTATAGTAAATATTATAATATTTTATTTTGATTTTACATTAGTGTTTACGTTTTTTGCCTCTTTTATGACTTGTGCGACGTTGTCTTTTACCGCGTGCTTGATTTAACGCTCTATCACGTTTAAGTGCTTGTTCAAGTTTACGCTCAAGGTTGCTTATGACCCCTATTATATATTGTTGTCCTTGATATAAACTATGATGATGTTCACTTGCTGTCCTATAAATTTCGCGTGCTAGTGCTTTTTGTTCTATAATCGGAGCAAGACCTGTATCCATTAGTTCATCAAAAAGAGCACTAACTTGATCAAATCTTGCTTTACGATTATCATAATAATTTGCGTCTGGCGTGTTTTCATCTTCATTATTTACGTGCTCATACCACCATCTCTTAAGTTCCTTATATTCCATTCCTAAGTCGGACTGATTAAAATTTGTAAGAAGTGTGTATCTTAAATTATCACGTTCTGTTCTCAACCTTTCATAGCGGTCGCCCTCGTCATCTCTGCGTCTTAGTGCTTGGTCAACTTCAATAGTTAGTGTGTCCAGTGCTCGTCGTTGCTGTCTTAAATCCGTTTCTAATTCTCTAATTGTATTTGCTAAATTGGTTCTTCGCGTTTCTAAAATGCGTGTTTGTCGCGCTAGCACACTTGGCAAATTACGTCTCCTTTCTTGTCTTTGACTAGCAGATCTTAAATGCATTCTTGAGGTTCTATGCTCATTAGTATTAATACTAGACATGTTATATTATATTAGACTAATATAATATTTTTGGTTTTATTTTTATAGTTTTTATAGTCTTCTATTTCTTGTGTTTTTACCTTTTCTGTCTCTTTTATATGTAGTGCGACGTTGTTTTTTTCTACCGCGTCCGCTATTTAATCTTGCTTCTTCATCCACTACAGCACTAAGAGCAGTTTCTAATTCTCTTAGCGTTGATGTTAAATCAAAACGTTGTCTATGTATTGAAGCGTGCGCAGCCCTAGAAGCACTGCACGCGTTTTCAGCTCTTTGTGCTTGTTCTTCTAAAGCATTAAATGCTTGACTACGTCTTCTATCTAGTCTTTCATGAAGTTTTGCGACTCTTGCTTCGGAACGTCTACACGCTTCACTATTAGTAGTATTATTGGCATAATGTTGTTTTATTTTATACACTTCCTCTCTAAGCGCAAGTGCTAAATTAGATTGGTTCAAATTTCTATTTGTGGCAGAAGTAAGTCATCGGTCATCTGCTGCATCTCTAGCGAGTCGAAGTCGACGACTATCTTCAGTTACACGATTACGCACTAACTCTTCTTGATTAGTAAGGTCAGTTAGTTGTAATCTTAAAGGTATCAAACGTTCTTCTAATTCTCTTCTTTGCGTTTCTAACTCTCCTCTTCTTATATTTATACTATTAGGACTAAGTCTTTGTGTTCCTGCCATATTATTATATTATAATAATAATATAAACTTTAATTTTTAGTTCTTTAACTCTCTCTTATAATTACAAATCTTCCAAATCTTCGAGTTGAGTTTTTAAATTATAAACTATTAGTGTTAGTCTATCTTCTTCCTCATATGCTGTAATATCGTCTTCGTTTGCTTTAGTATAAATTTGGTCTAATTTTTCTATTTTATCTATAAGAGCATAAAGTTTACCAATAGGACCAAAACGCAGTGTTTCAAGTTTTATTCTCATTAAAGAAGCGCTCGAGCGTTTCAACATGCTTTGACTTCTATTAAGTTCATCATATTTATTTTTTAAATCATCATATTTATCTAATTTGGATTGCCCAATAACTTTTTCGAGTTCATCGCGTTCGCCTTCTAGATCACCAAGTTTGTTGAACAGCTCTTCCTTGTGATCATGAATTGGTTGACTAGTTACTATATAAGCATCTAACGCGGCTTGTGCTATTTTTAGTTGATTTATTAAAGTTTGTTTTTTTCTCCCAATTGTTATATGTCTTGTTGGAACTGCACTGACTATTTTACTAGCAATAGCACGTGATTTAGCACTTTGTTTAAACTTTTGACTAAGTAAGCGCGCTACTTCTTTTTTATAAGGCGCATTTTCTATTGCTTCTGTTACGTATGCTCTAGGTACGTCTTGAAGTATTTGCGATACAAGCATTGGTTCAACAAAATTTTGATTATGACTACGTAAACTGATAGCATCTAACATTTCTTTAAGTAAAAAAGGCACTTCATCTTCTAGACCTCGCCCAAGTCTTTTTGGTCCAAATCTTTTTGGTCCAAATCTTTTTGATTTATGTTTTCTTTTAACTTGTTTACCAAGTTTTCTTGTTTTACGCATATATATTATACAAATATATTAAGAAAATATTATTTATGAAAAATGTCGTGATTAATTCATTAATTGGTCTCCGCACCCAGATAACGCACCTCTTTTTTTTAACATTTCAACTTCCTTAGCAGAATAGCTGTCAACAAATCCATTATATAATTTTTTGCTAAACTTTTCTTTAAAGTTTTTTTGTAGGTTTTCTTTAACAGTACCAGAAAACAAATCAAAATCAAATCCTTCAGCACACTCTTCATTGCAAAAGTTTTCTCTGCACAGTCTTTCGACCATTTCTTCGAAAGATTTTCTCATTTCTGCAAATTTTTTTTTATCTTTTTCTGATTTAACTTTTTTTACAGTGATTGGGTTCTTTTTATAGAATTTCTCTGCCAAATAATCATTTTTACAAAAGTTATGACATTTTTTCATTGTATTATCTTTTCTAACCATGTATTTGAATTTATTTATTTTTTCTTGCTCTTGCTTCAATAATTTTGTTAACTTTTTATCAGACATAACTTTTTTCTTTTTTGTTTTTGTGTTACGCATATATATATATATATATATTAAGAAAATATTATTTAGCTATTTTGCTAATTCGCACTATTAATTTATATAAATGATAAATGATAATAAATAGTCCAATAAACCCTAATGTAATATATGTTTCTTTAGTTAATTTTTGTTGCAATCCAAAATAGGCTAATGCTAAAAATCCTGGAATAAATAGTATATAATGAGCAATGTAAAGTAAATTTCTCATATTTGTAAAGTCAAAACTAGGAAATGGAACAAATAATAGTATTGCTAAACCCAATAATCCTAATAAATAATATATTGGTTTTGCTGACTTATTTTGAAAATAACCAATATAAACTAATGATGCACCTATAACTAAAATATGTAGTATATTGACGTATTTCATTTGCAAATTTATTATTCCCATTTTATATTTTATATTTTATATAAAAACTATATTATTTTTAAGATTTCCTATATAATATTTTGGTAAAATATATGATTTTTTTTATTTTTTTGTGTATTAGTCATGTGTATATATTATTATGTTATAGATACATAATAATATAAAAAATAGTTTATAAAAAATAATTAGTAATCTCTCATTTTCTAATTGGCCAAACTACTAATAATTCTCATAGAATTAGTAACGCGTTCTCGTGCTCGTGTTAATTCTTCACTTGCTTCTTCTTCGGTTCTAAGTAATCTAATATAAGTTGGTGAATTTACACCTCTTAGTCTTCGAGTTCTATTAGATCGTTCATAGTTATTTGTGCGCGACTGAGCATTAGTTAATGCTTGTGTTGCTAAGCGACGTTCTTCTAATGCCTGATTTCTATTACTTAATGCTTGTTCATATGTTATAGTTGGATTAGCTAAATGTGCATGGGCATTGTTAGGTATAATTGTTCTACATAATGGGCAACTAGCATGACCACTGCGTAAACTACGTTGTAAACATTCAGCATGGAATCGGTGAGTACATCCTAATCTTGTAATAGCTTCATCTTTTGTCATTGGGTCATGACAAATTGCACATTCATTAGTTTTTTCTAAATTAGCATAAATTTGTTTAATTGAGCGCGAATGGCGTTTTCTAGTTTGTTTGCCTCTAACGCGTTTTTGAATTCGCGTAGCTGCTGATCTTTTTCTCGATGATGAACTACGCGTTGGCGAAGGCATATTATATCTTATTATATATATATAAATATAAAATATAATATATATATAAAATATAATATATATATAAAATATAATATAATAAAATAAAATATAATATATATATAAAATATAATATAATAAAATAAAATATAACACTGTAAAACTATTGAAATATTACATATATTCCGCAAACTCTATATCTGCAATATGACTGCAAATTCTATTAGCGTTACGCGAATTGTCTCGTGCGCGTGTTAATAATTCAGAAGTTATAAAAAACATATTACTAACATCTTGTTCCAGTGTTTCATCATTTATGTTTAAACTTCTATAGTTATTATAATTATAAGAAGCTTCATTATAGAGTCTACGTAGATAATATTCGGTTTGGTCTGCGCTATATTTATTACTTAATGAATCAAGAAAATGTATATTTGGAATTTCTGGAGGGTCGGGTACTTGTGGTCTTAGTTCTTCAATTTCGCGTTGCCGTAATTCTATTTCTCGCATACGTTCTAATATATATTGCATTCGTTGTATTGGATCTAATATTAAGTCTATAGATAGTGGTTCATATTCTTCTTCTTCTTCTAATTCTTGTTCTTCTTCTTCTAATTCTTGTTCTTCTGTAGAAAAATATTCTTCTTCTTCTTCTAATTCTTGTTCTTCTATAGAAGGATAAGGTATATTAGTTACAACCGCCCTACACTTAGGACATCTTCCACCAGTGCTTGTCAATGAACGCCTTATACAATCTTTATGAAATCTATGTCCACAAGGTAACGCAATACGAGCATCTGTAGTCAAAGGTTCAAGACATATTGGACAATCATTAATTGTTAACACAGTATTTTTTTCTCTATTTATTACTTTTCTAGTTTGTTTTCCTCGAACTGTTGACTGAATTTTACGACTTGCTCTTAGTTTATTTACTTGTTTTCTAGTTTGTGTATCCCTAATTCGTTTTTGAATTTTTTTTAGCAGCCGATCTTTCTCTTGAAGATAATCTACGTGTTTGTGAAGGCATATATATTATATTATAATATAATATAATATAATATAATATAAAAATAAAAATAGTAAGATTAAGCACCGCGCGCTAGTTCACCAAGACGATTTGAAATTCGTAGAGCATTAATCGCATCATAGTTTGCAACTTCTAATAAATTAGAAGTTCTATTAAAAACAGCATCAATGTGTTGTTCCGCTATTTCATCGTTAGTACTTGGTCTATCTTGTGTGTTAAAACTTTCATAGTTAGTATAAAGAGTATATGCTTCATAATAAAGATTTCTTAAAGTAGTCTCAGTATCATTTGCTGTTACTTCATTAACTACTGCCTGTTCATAAGTTATATTTGGAATTTCTGGCGCATCAGGCAGTAGTTCTCTCTGTTGTTCTATACTTTCTTCTATAACATCTAGTTCTTGACTGCGTACTATTAGGTGTTGTATTAGTTGTAGTGGTTCTAAATCTAATAGTTGTCTTCGTTGTATTGGATCTAATATATATTGTGGTGGTGGTGGCGGTGGTGGTTGTATTTGTCGTTCTTGTTCTTCATTAGAAGAATAAGGTATATTAGTTATACGTTGCTTACAATTAGGACATTTTCCTTGACTTCTAACTAACCAATTTACTATACAATCTTTATGGAATCTATGTCCACAAGGTAATGCTGTAGCAACATTTTCAGTCAAAGGTTCTAAACATATTGAACAATTATTGTCTGTTAACATATTAGTTATTACTCTTTTCATTACTTTTCTAGTTTGTTTTCCTCTAACTCTTGACTGAATTTTACGACTTGCTTTTGACCTTAGTCTTTTCCTACTTTTAAAGCGTTTTTGAATTTTTTTAGCTGCAGAACTTCTTAGTCGAGATGAACTACGTCTTTGCGAAGGCATATTATTTATATATATTATATATATATTATATATATTATATATAAAATTATATTTGAAATTTGTGGTAAATCAATTAAGTATACTAGTTACATTTACTCTACAAACAGGACATTTTCTTTCAGTTCCAGTTAATGCTGGCCTTATACATGCTCGATGGAATCTATGTCTGCACGGAAATAATGTCACAACATTTTCAATCATAGGTTCTAGACATATTGGACATTCAATATCTGTTGGTATGGTAGTTTTTATCCTACTTAGCAGTTTTCTAGTTTTTTGTCCTCGAAATCTTGACTGAATTTTTCGTGGTGCTGCTCTTTTATTTTCAACTAAATGTGAAACTATTTGTGATACAAGTGATGGATCTCCGGGGTCATCAAATTCTTGACCATATGTTCTTAAATGAACATCATTTAACTTTCTAGAAAGCAAAGCAGAAACTGCTTCCTCATAATCTTTCTCCTTTTCCTCATAAGCTTTCACATATGCTTTATCATAACCTTTTGCATACCTTCTTGATTTATGTTTTTTTACTAAATTTCTCTTTTTTCCAACTTTTCTTGTTTTTGCCATATTATATTATTATATTATATATAATATACTATTATAATATAATATATTAAAATATAAAGTTATAAAAATAGTAATACATTACATATGGTCTGGTGGTTCATCATCACCAAGTTCATCTACAATTTGCGTAGCATTATTCCTAAGTACTTGCGCGTGATTTAATAAATCAGACGTTATATAATACATATTAGTAACATCTTGGTCAACTGGGTTACCATCTATTCTAACATTTCTATAGTTCTGATAATTTACAGAAGCTTCATAAAATAGTGTTCGTATTTCAGTTACAAGTTGGCGTGCGTTATGTTGAATATGTAATGCTTGATTTAAAGTTATATTTGGCATTTCTCTTGGGTCGTCTAGTTGTGCCATGCGTTGTCGTAACATTTCAATTTCTCGCAACCGTTGTAATGTATATTGTCTTCGTTGTGTCGGGTCTAATATTGCTGGTGGTGCTGGGGGTGCTAGTGGTTGCTGTTGCAAAAGCGGAACATTACCAAATGTTCGATTTGCTCTTCCTTCTGGTACATATGGTATATTAGTTACAACACTCCTACAAAGAGAACATTTTCCTTGACTTCTAGATAACCATTTTTGTATACAACCTTTATGGAATCTATGTCCGCAAGGTAATGCTGTAGCAACATTTTCAATCATTGGTTCAAAACATATTGAGCAATTATTATCTGTTGCCATAGTAGTTTTTACTCTTTTCATTACTTTTCTAGTTTGTTTTCCTCTAACTCTTGATTGAATTTTACGACTTGCTTTTGACCTTAGTCTTTTCCTACTTCTAAAGTGTTTCTGAATTTTTTTAGCAGCTGAACTTCTTAAACGCGATGAGCTACGTCTTTGCGAAGGCATATATTATAATATATTATAATATAAATAATATAAATAATATAAATAATATAATATATAATATAATATAATATAATATGTTAAGACTATAATACATAGAATTACATTATATTACGAGTTATATCACGAGGATGCATTGAAACACGAATACTCCCTACAATTTGTTCAGCGCGACGTTTATTGTTTAGTGCGAGTTGTAATAATTCATCAGTTTTATCTTTCATTACAATAACTTTTTCATTAATTCTGCTTAGGTAGTCGTGTGCCTCAATTTTAAATTTAGCAATATAAAAATTTGCACTAGCATTAGTATTTATAAAATTATAATAATAATGAGCTTCCACACGAAACTTTCTCATTTTCTTTACAATATCGTCCATACGTTCTTCATCCGCTAGTGCTTGTTTTAAAGATATATTTGGAATTTGTGGTGGAGGAGGTTCCTTTTGTATTTGCAGTGTATATTGTCTTAATTCGTCTTCTAATAATTATATTTGTCGCAAATAATCTACTATGCTTATTAGTAGATGTTCTGGTGTCCCATCTCGTGCCGTCCCATTTACTATTTCATTTATTAAAATCCTTGGTAATATGGCAGTTTGTGCAATTTGTGCAAGTGGAGGTTTTATAGGGATTTCAGATTTCCAATATGCTTCACGTTCTTTTCTCCATTTTTCATCACGTTCTTCTCGTCGTTTTGCTTGTTTTTCAGTTCGTATTCGTCGTTTATCTAGTATTGATTCTATTTTCTCATCAGTCATAGGCATTCTACATATAAAACAAGCAGTATCACCCCTTTCTATTTGATTTTTTAGACATTTAGCATGAAATTTATGAGTGCAACTCAACGTTACAACAGACTGAGTATCTATTATCATAGATTTTAAACATATTTCACAAATTGTATCACTTGTATCGTGTAATTGTGAAGTTATTGTTGATACAATTGATGGATCTCCTGGTTTTCCAAGTTCAACAAATTCTTGACCATATGTTGCTAAATGAACATCATTTAACTTTTTAGAGAGAGCAAAGCAGAAACTGCTTTCTCATAAGCTTTTCCTTTTGCTTTCCTTCTGGATTTATGTTTTTTTACTAAATTTCTACGTTTTCCAAATTTTCTTGTTTTTGTCATAATATAATATTATAAAATATTTTATAATATTATAAAATAATATATGAATTCAACCAGGTCAAATTTAGCAGTCAAAAATAAAAAACCAATTTTTAAAAATAATAATTTGACGCAATTATTTAAGTTAATAAGCGAAAAAAGAGGATTTTTTGCTTTAATTTTAGCAACTTTAGTATCTCAACTTTATATTACTTATTATGTAAGTGAAAATATTAAAATAGAAGATGAAGATGAGAAAAATAAAGATACTAAAAAATTCAACAGCAAACTTATTGGAGCATATGTAGCAATTTTTGTCATAATTCTAATTTTGGCATTCATTACTATGCCTCCTTGGTTAAAATTTATATTATTTTCTCTCTTTTCTTGTGCATTTGGTGTAATTTTAGGATATAGAAAATCAGGATTAAATCCTGGTATTGTTAAAAGTGCTTTATTCGGAACAGCTAGTATTTTTGTTACTATGTTTGCTTTTGGACTAGCATTAATAGCAAGCGGTATTAAATTAGGTTTAACATTTGGACTTGGTTTATTTTTCGCTCTATTATTTTTAATAATTATAAGCATTGTCCAATTTTTTATTACTGAATCTTCATTTTTAAAAAAAATAATAGTGATTGCTTCATTAATGATATTTTCGTTATATATTATGTATGATACTAATAGTATATTACAACGCAATTATAATGGAGACTTTATAACAGCATCGTTAGATTATTATTTAGATATAATCTATATTTTTAACGGGTTATTAACAGGACTTGAGTTAGGGGATTAAATTAATTGAATAATTTATTTTATGTTTAAAATCTCATGTTTAATATAAATTTATGGTATAGGAATAAATTTCCACCCTAAATCTTCACATATTTTCTTCCATATTTGGTCTTGTTCTATGCGTTTTTCACGATCTTTTAACATAGGAAAATATGGCAAAAAACTGCGTTCATTTAACAATTCACATAATTTATATAATGTATAATAATAGTTTAAAAAATTAACCCTATCTTTAGGACAATATTTAGAATAAGGTTTTTGTAATTCCATAAATAAATTACACAATGTTTCTTCGAGTTCTGCACTCATTATTGGTGGTCTTATTCCTAACTTATCTTTTATAAATGGAATATGTTCATAATATTTATTGTAACCCAAGTTTTTCAATATTTCTTTGGTTTTCTTATTTGTTAAGTCATTAAGACTTATACGTTCTTTTTTGATTTGATTTTTAATATTTTCAAATACTTCATCAGGTATATTTGTGCTTTCTTTTGCTTGAAACTGTGCTAATATTTCTTTTAGATGATTTATTCTTTTATAAGCATAAAAGCATACCTCTTTTGGTGGTTCTTTATAAGAAGGTTTATCTATTTCAATTAAATATTTAATACTATTAGAGCAATTACTACATATAGACATTCCTTCACTTTCTACGTATACCATTTCTCCTCTTTTACATACATTACATATATCTGATGGATAAATAAATTTATCATAATTTAAATATTTAGAATCAATATTGTTGAAATATTTATCAATAAAATTATTATTGCTTGTTTTAATATAATTTTCATCTGTTATTTTAGCATTATTTGTTTCATTATTTATAGTATTGTTTGATTCATCTGAAATATTTAATGAAAAAAATTGTTTTACTATATTATTTTTGTCTGAATTCTCAAATGTATCATTAGTAGAAATATTCTTTTTATTTTCAAAATAATCAAATATGTATCTAGAATTATTTAGATAATAATTCTTTTCTTTATTCTTGAGAGATTTTATTAAATTTTTATACTTATTAATATTATCTACTATTTCCAATTTATTTTTTGATTTATTTAACATAACTTCAAGTTTATCAATTTGTTTTAGATATTTAGGAATAACTACTTCTTCATTATGTTTGAAAGATTTTATTATTTCATTATGTTTGCTATCCAATGTAGTTTTAATAGCATTAAATTTTTTCATTTACTAGAGATTATATTTTTAATGTAGTAAAAATTTATATGATAATATTTTTAATTAATTAATTTAATTTAATTAAATTAATTAATTAATTAAATTAATTTACAAAAAATTTTTTTCTTTAGGAATATTATAAAAAAATGGCTGGTGGATTAATGCAATTAGTTGCCTATGGCGCTCAAGATGTTTATTTAACAGGTAATCCTCAAATTACCTTTTGGAAAGTAACTTACCGTCGTCATACCAACTTTGCGATGGAATCAATTGAACAAACTTTTAATGGTCAAGCGGATTTTGGTCGCCGCGTTACATGCACCATTTCACGTAATGGTGATTTAGCTTACCGCACTTACTTACAGATTACTCTTCCTGAAATTGGCCAATCTTTAGGTAATACTTCCGCAACAAGAGGCGAAGATGTATATGCCAGATGGTTAGATTTCCCAGGCGAGCAATTAATTTCACAAGTAGAAGTTGAAATCGGTGGTCAAAGAATTGACCGTCAATACGGTGATTGGATGCATATCTGGTGCCAATTAACTTTATCAAAAGAACAAGAACGCGGATACTATAAAATGATTGGTAATACTACTCAATTAACCTATATTTGTGATCCAGATTTTGCCGAAGTTGATGGTCCTTGCTCTGCTGATGGCATTCGTCAAGTTTGTGCTCCACGCAGAGCGCTTCCAGAGACAACCCTATATGTTCCATTACAGTTCTGGTATTGCCGTAATCCTGGTTTAGCTCTACCTTTAATTGCTTTACAATACCACGAAGTAAAAATTAATTTAGACATTCGCAACATTGAAGAATGCTTATGGGCTGTAGATAGACTTGATGGAACTGGTGAAAAAGTTATTAGCGCATACAAACAATCTTTAGCTGCGGCATCTTTATTCGTTGATTACATTTTCTTAGATACTGACGAACGCAGACGTATGGCACAAAACCCACACGAATACTTAATTGAACAATTACAGTTCACAGGCGATGAATCGGTCGGTTCGTCATCAAATAAAATTAAATTAAATTTAAATCATCCTTGCAAAGAATTAATCTGGGTCGTTCAACCAGATTCGAATGTTGATTATTGTTCTTCAATAACAACTGGTACCGAACTAAATAAACTATTGGGTGCTCAACCGTTCAACTACACCGATGCATATGATGCCTTACCAAACGCGGTTCATGCTTTTGGCGGTAAAAATGCAATTTCTACATCTGGAACCGGCGCTACTAGCAATGCTTTTATTAATGCTAGTGGAATGTTCCAAGATCCATTTGCTAATGATGTTTTGGCAAGCGGTACAACTGGATGGGGTGGTGCTAATAATTCTTCAGAGTCGGGTGTTTCGGATGCTGGCACTTTCGTTTTAGCCGAAACTGCGTTAGATATGCACTGCTGGGGTGAAAATCCAGTTGTTGTTGCCAAATTACAATTAAATGGTCAAGACAGATTCTCTGAGCGTGAAGGCACATATTTTGACTTAGTTCAACCTTTCCAGCACCACACTCGTGCGCCAGACACCGGTATTAATGTTTACTCGTTTGCTTTAAGACCTGAAGAACATCAGCCATCTGGCACATGCAATTTCTCACGAATTGACAATGCTACTTTACAGTTAGTTTTATCTAATGCTACTGTATCCGGTGTAAGCACTGCTAAAGTAAGAGTTTATGCTGTGAACTACAACGTTCTCCGCATTATGTCGGGTATGGGTGGTCTTGCTTACTCGAATTAAATAACATGTTTATTTCAATTTCAATTAAAGTTTTATTTTTTTTATAAAATAATAAAACTTTGGTGCTTATAAATATATATTTTAAAATATATAAGCAGAACTTATGAAAACATCCTTAGTGGTTAATAGTTTTTATATTACATATATTTTTTTAATTACTACATCAGTAATTACATTTATTGAAGCATTACGAAGTCCTATTCCACAAGTCCGTCATATTTTGAATTTAGAAACATGTATTTCGATTATTGCTAGTTATTTTTATGGATTATTTATTGTCGAAATAGATAAAACAAAAAAAGACGAATCTATAAAAGATGATAATAACGATTCTATTGATAATCTTCCTTTAGAAAAAATTAATAATATGCGTTATTCGGATTGGGTAATTACCACTCCTTTTATGTTATTGGCGCTTTCCATGTTATTAGGTTACGAAAATAAAATACCAGTTAGAATTAAACCATTTTTATTAGTCATATTTTTTAATTTTTTAATGTTGGGTTTTGGATATAGCGGAGAAATAGGTTTGCTTAATAGAAATTTAGCAAACTTTATAGGTTTTATATTCTTTTTTTTTACATTTGGCACCCTATGGAAACTTTTTATGACATGTTCAAAAGCAACATATCAATCTAAATTAATATTTTGGTTATACATAGGATTATGGTCTTTATATGGTGTATTTTATCAGTTAAATGAAGCAACTAAAATGATAGGATATAATATATTAGACTTAATAACAAAAGCATTTGTTGGAATTTTCTTCTGGTTATATTTAACAAAATCTGTAGTATTTTAATGTATTAATTTAATATAAATGACTGATTTATCAAATATAATGATAAAAAAAGAAGATAGTAAGAGAGAAAGAAAGCACAACGCTATAAAATTGCCGGAAAATATACAGCAATATGATTTACCCATTTATGTTAATTATTATAAAGAATGCTATGACCAAAAAAATAAATGCTATAGAGAATATTTTAAAATAGAAAAACATCCTCACAATATAGAGAATAAATTATATGTATCATCTAAATCAAATAAAATAAATATATTAGAAAAATTAGAAGAAATAAAAAAAATGTTATTAATTATCGAAGAAGAATATGAAATATGTAATAAAAAAAATGAAATAGAACAAGTTATAGAAGGCGAGGAAAAAGTTAATAATTCACAAAATAAAAAAAATCCAATAGTTTTGCCCAAATATATTAGTATTAGAAAACATGAAACACATGCTAGTAAATATTATTTAATATATGATAAAAAGTCAGGAACTAAAAGAAATACATTAAAAGCATTATGTTCAAATTTAACATTGTTAAGCACAAACTTGGAACTATTTATAAAAAAAATAGAGGAAAAATTCACAAGATAATACATTATATAAATTATATAAATTATATAAATTATATAAATATATTATTACTATTATTTTTGTAATGTTTTTAAAATTAAAAAATTATAAATTCAAAATATTACTTTTAAATGATGACATAATATATTTAGTTAATAATTTAACAAATATAAAGTGTCATGTGTGCAATAAAAAATATAAACTACAAGACGATTTTTATAAAAAACAAAGTAAATTTTATTATTGCTCTAAAAATTGTTATAGTTTTATTTAATTAAAATGGATTTTTAGCTTCTATTATCCATTGAATACTTTTTTTATCTAAAATTCTTGTATTATTAAAATGTTTTTTTAATAATTCAAGAATATTTACACTTTTTGGGCCTGGCAGGTCGCATTTATAGACTTCATCAGCAATACCTATATACACTAAACCGTCTATATTTAAGAGTTCTTTAATTTTATTCATTACATTATTGTATTGTAAATAAGGCATATTCCATAAAAAGCATGTAATTACATCAAATTTATTAGAATTGTCAATTGTTAATAAATCTTGTTTTAAAAGTATAATTTTTTTAGTAACCCACATTTCATGAAAATGTGAAGAATCTATATCAATACCTAATACACTTGATGCGCCAACTTTTACTAAGTTTACACAATTTGCTCCATTTCTTGTTCCAATATCTAAGCAACTTTTATTAATAAAATTACAACTATTTTTCAATAATTGTTTGTAAACATCGTCAGCATAATAATTATTAATCATTTTTTAATAAAAAATATATTAAAATTTATAATATCAATTTTTTTTAGTATTTTGAGTTATACTTTATGATTACCACAACGTATTATAATAAATTTCACTTATTACTTCTATTAATTCATTTGCTAATTTGTCCTCATTAATATCAAAGAAGCATTGTATTTTGTCAAGAATTAACGATGCTTTATCGTCTGGCCATAACTCCCTATCTCCTGGTTCGCGTAATAAAGTATTATATACATAAGTTATTACAGGAATGTCTTCACAAGTTATGCTAACTTTCTTTATATATTCAATATAATCTTGAACAAATGGTAAATCTATAGTAAATGTTACATCAGTAAATGTTTGAGAATCTAATGCCATCCTATATTTCAAATATTCAATTATTAAATTTTCATTAGCATAAGCATCACAAATAGTTTGCGCACATATGTTTTTAAATTTATTTTCTATAAATGCTCCTGTCAATAATTCAATATTAAGATGCGGTTCATAATTAGTTTTTTCAATTAGCATTTGTTGCTTTAGCATTTTATAGTAAATATTGATTAGCAATTAAAATAAATATGTAATCAATTTTTTTTAACAAAAATATTAAAACAAACAAAAAAAAATTGATTTAAAATTAGTTTAACATTAACAGTAATATTATAATTATATTATGGCGTTATTTATTCAAGAGGTTGTTGCTATTATTGATCGTTCTGGTTCTATGTGTGGTAAGGAAGAAGATACTATAGGCGGAGTAAACTCTTCGCTTGAAATTATTAAGCAAGATATTAAACCTAATGAACGTGTAAATGTATCTATTAAAGTATTTGATCATGAAGAAAAATTGTTAATTAGATCATTAAATATTACACAAGTTAGACCAATTGAACTAAGACAATTTGTTCCGCGAGGGCAAACAGCATTATATGATGCTATTGGTTCGACGCTTACTTATTTTATGGAGAAAAAACTTCATACTCCAAATTGTTATGACAAGTGTTTAATTTATGTTGCTACAGATGGGTGTGAAAATTGCAGTAAAAAATTTAATGCGAAGTCTCTTAAAAAACTTATTGCAACTGCACAAGCATCATATAACATTGAACTCCTTTATTTAGGTGCTAATCAAGATGCTATTTTAGAAGCATCCAAAATTGGTATTTTACCAACTCATGCTATTAATTATAGTGAAACACAAGAAGAATGTAGTGCAGCATATAGATCTGTTGGAAATGTTGTAAATAGGCAAAAAAGTAGTATTGAAACTGCATTTACACAAGTAGAACGCGAAGAATCATATAATGTTTCCACACCACCACCAACTCCTCGTAGTTCTCATCTTGAACCACCGCGTTTAAGGCGTCAAACAAGTATTAGACCCGATGACTATAAATAAATTCTAAGTTGTCTTGATTTATATCAAAAATAAAATAAAATAAAATAAAATAAAATAAATTTTTTTTATATAATATTTCATAAAAATATTTTATAAAAATAAAATGAAAGAAGTTTGTATTTACATTGGGTGGGGTTCGAACCCACGAGGCTTGCGCCATGCGAACTTGAGTCGCACCCCTTAGACCGCTCGGGCACCAATGCTTAAAAATGAATAGATTGTATTAACCTATTAATTTAACTTGTAAAATAATCTTTATATTATTTTTTTAATATTAATACAACAACTAACAACTAACAACTAATATACAAAATTATTTCTTATATTTTTATTAATATAATAAATGAAGGGGGCATAAAATATTGAACTAATATTTATTATATATAACTTGACTTGTTGTTGTTTTTTCATATATACATAAACATGCTTAATATCAAATGTTCCAAATGTTGCCCAATAACACCATAATAAATTAGTGAAACATGCTATTAATGCTTGATAAAATGTTACATTTTTAGGTATATAAATATTTACATATAAGAATGGCAAATCATGTAAAATAATATTTCCAATGTGAAAAATAGGCATTGGCAATTTTTTTCTAATAGCCATTCTCTTAAAACTAGTGTTATCCATAAAATATGCACCATTAAATGTAAAAAAAATTATATAATTCCAACAATAACATATACTATATAAATAATCATAATTTATATAATTGCTATATGGTTCAAAATAACATAAAGTAAATAATGCCAAGTTTATATTTGTAAAAGGAATAATATTCTCTCTAATAATAAACTCCATTATTAAAATAATAATTAATAATTAAGAGTAATAAATATTTAAATTCTATTAATTATTAATTATTTGCTATGCGATATTTCTGTAAATTTATTTTTTCTATATTTTATATAATATATTATATATTATATAAAATGCCAACTAGACAGGCACCATCAGAAAGTGCTAATGACTTTGTTTTAGGGACTAAGAAACGCGGTAATGATGGCAATATGTGGATCATAATACAAACAAAAAATAGTAAGCGGTGGTATAAACTAAATGAAAACAAATTACAGAAAACAAAGAAAAAAAACATAATATACAAAATAATTAAAGGAAACAATAAAACAAAAAAATATACAATTCATAAAAGCAAAAAATATGACATTTCACTAGATAAATTAAGACAACTACTAAAAAAATATAATGTAACAACAAGTGGTTCAAAAGAAAAGATGGCGCAAGGTTTATTTAGATTGAGCAGTTCAACAATCGAAAGTAATGATTTAGAATTAATTTATAATTTATTAGATAAAGGTCAAAAAAAAAAAGCAACAAAACTCATACAAGATAGAATTAGTAAACCAATTACTAATTATAAGGGAATGTATGAAATAAATAAAAAACCAATAAGTTCCATGACACGAGATGAGTTAATAAAGAATTTACAAAAATTTAGAGACAGTTGGGAAAAAATTACTACACGAGATACAGATTTATCAGATGAACGTTTATATAGTGAACCAACACAGAGACTACGTAAATTAATTAAATTTTATTATAGTGACAATGCCAAATTCTTAGCCGAAAATTGGTTACGTAATTATGTATAATATTTTAGTTTTCAACAAATTAAAATTGATTACATTATAAATTTTATTTTAAACAAATATATATAAAAACATTATATACATTTTAATGGCACCTATTATTATATCATTTGATGGAAATATTGGTTCTGGAAAATCAAGCATTGTACGTTATTTTGAGAAAAATTTCGCAAAATATTGTGCGTCAAAAGATTATACTTGTAAAATATGCTTTTTACAAGAACCAGTTTCAATTTGGGAATCAATTGGAGATGCTAATGGAAAAAGTATTATTACGCACTTTTATGAAAATAATGAGCGCTACAGTTTTGCATTTCAAGTAATGGCATATACTAGTCGGTTATCTTTATTGAAGGAAGCACTAAAAGAAGATTATGATGTTATTATTAGTGAGCGCTCTGTTTATACAGACAAATTTGTATTTGCAAAAAGTCTATATGATTCTAAAAAAATGAGCCTTATTGAATATTTAATTTATTTAAATTTGTTTAAAGAGTTTCAAACTATTTTTCAAGATTTGAAAATAGTTTATATTAGAACTAAACCAGAAATTTGTGATTTGCGTGTAAAACAGCGGGGTCGCCTGGGGGAAACTATTCCGCTTGAATATTTGAAAGATTGTCATCATTATCATGATATATGGTTAAATAACCAAGAAGCAATTGAACAAGGGTTAGTATTAGTCATTGATGGAAATGAAGAAACAAATACAAGCTTATTTATTGACAATAATTTTTACGATGAAGTAACACGAAAAGTGTATGATTTTGTATTTACTTTATAATTATATTTAGGATTTAGAATTTAGGATTTATTATTTATTATTTAGAATTTAAGACTTAAAATTTAGCATTTTGATTTTTTTTATAATATTTTACTATATTATATGCCATCGCCATTAAGTTTATCAAATTTTACTAACAGATTATCTAGAAGTCTATCTACATTACAAATTTTACCGCGGCGCTCTATAAGTAATAAAAGTTTAAAAAATAAAAAAGCTACTAAGATTCAGAGAACCTATAGAGCACATGCTACGCGGCGAAAATTAGAAACAAAAAAACTCGAAACACAGGCCGAGCATCTTTTTTGTAAAAGTAGAGCTGCTAGAGCAAAGGCTGCAAAAAGACTCGATGACATGGCTCGCGATGTTGATGAAGATAATATTGATACTATGGTCTATCATTTATGGCGCGACCTAAGCAAGAAGGAACATGCAAAGTGGATTGCCAAGGCAAAACAAAAATCTATGCAACGAGACAAAAGTGCAACAATTAAACCTGTGCCTGAATAATTAGTGGATTAATATTTTTATTTAGCATAAAATAAATAAATAAAAATATTTTACTATATTATAAATGCCATCACCACAATCATTGAGTAATAAAAGTAAAAAAAATAGAAATGCTATTAAGATTCAGGCAATTTTTAGAGGACGCAAAACGCGACGAAAATTACAAAAAGCTAAAATAAAAACCGAAGCAACACGCCTCTTTGGTAAAGTCAATAAATCAAAGGTAAAACAAGCGATTATAGACATGGGGCGCGATGTAGATAAAGAAAGAATGGAATATATGACTTATGAATTGTTTACTGATCTAGAGAAAGATGATCCCGAAAAATATGCATGGTGGATAGAAAAAGCAAAACAAAACTTATTAAAACCGGGTAAAACTAATGCTTATAAAAAAGAAAATGAAACATCAAAGCAAAAAGTAAATTATAAACGATGCCCTAATGGCACACGAAGAAATAAAATAACTGGACTATGTGAAAAAAGCAATTAAGCATAAATTAATATATTTAATTATAATATATTTTAATATATTATAATGTCATCGCGTAAAAAAGCATCTGTTTTATTAAATAAAACTAAAAGTAAAACTAAAAAAATGTCACGCTATATATTATATGATGGAATTGGAGCAAAAAAATCTGGAAAACATACTGAGCAAGAATTTTTAAATATGATTCATAAAACCAGGATGGACGAATTTTGTCCGTCTTGGTTGGGTAAAAAAAATTATAAACCATGTGCTACTTATGAAGGTATGGATAGTAAAATGGAGAAGTATGCTGTAAAATATAACACTCATAACTACAATAATAGGTCATGTAAATCACATAACAAATATAAAAGAGAACAGAAGAAATGTATAAAATACCTCAAAAATAACAAAAACAAATGTAAACTTGATGACTATATTGAGTATGTAGGTGCTGTTTATAAATAAAATATTATGTATTATTATGTATACTAATAATACGTATAGTAATAGTATAATACATAATAGCGTAAAAAAACACAAATATACTTTTATAATGCTACATCCTATGTTCTCGGATTCTACATATTTTAATGACTATATTGAGTATTTTAAAAATACTTGTGCAATTACTAATAATATTAAATTTATTTTGCCAGAGTCTCCAGTCATGGACATAGATTATCCAAATAATAAACAATATAATGTTAAATCATGGTATAATTATTATACTTGTTATAATAATTTGAGTAAATTGGATAAAATAAATAGTGATGATTATAATTTACAAACACAAAGAATTGTGTCTATTATAAATAATGAAGCCGCTATTTTAAAAAGTTATAAAAATATATTTATACTAGGTGTTTCGCAAGGAGGAACATTATTATTTAATATATTAAAGTTTTTACCAGAAACATTAGGAGGATTATTTTGTATTAAATCGCTTTACATGTATAAGTATGTAAATTTAAAAACAAACAATAGTACACCACTGTTTTTTTTTAGTGGAAACAAAGATGATGTGTATAATTTAACATTTCAAATAAAATGCTCAAAATTATTAAAACCTAATTATAATATTAGTTGGACTATTATTGATGGACTAGATCATTATAATAAAATTGAAGATGAATATGAATTTGTATTGAAATATTTTTTACTAAATATATAATGTTATTATTTAATTAATAGGTATTATTGAATAGGCGTTATTGAATTATTAGCGTTATTAGCGTTATTAGCGTTATTAGCGTTATTAGCGTTTTCTATTTCATTAATAAAATTGTATGTATTAGTTGTAAAATTTTTTAAATTTTTAGACAAAGTTCTCAACTTATTAATAATTAAAATAATTCGCGCTACTATTATTGAATCGCTAATATATGTAATTCTTAATTTTTCTAATCCAATTAATGCGCCGTCAATTGCCTCTCTTAATGTTTCTCCTTCTTCGTTGTGTTGTCCAGAAATTATAAAATCACTTATTTTTTCTATATTATTTGTTAGTTGTTCTATATAACCTATACTGGTTTCTCTATTGTAATTATTATACCAACGCGTTATTGAACTTCTATAACCAAAACTATCAACACATAATTTAGTTGAACCAGGTAAAGTTAGCACTCCTAATTTGTCATTATCATTTAATTGTTTAATAACTTCTAAATCTAATAATATATGATTAATGGCCATTTTATTATTATAAATTATAAATTTATAAAATTATAAAATTATAAATTTATAATATTATAAAATTATAAAATTATAAAATTATAAAATTATAAAATTATAAATTCTATATTATGTGTTTTTTTTTATACTAAAATAACTAGTATTACTAGTTCCCTTATATTTTAAAATATCTATAATTTTCGATGAAGTAGGAAATTCTTCATCTCCATATATGTCTTGTAATAATAACCATTCAAATAAACCACCAATATATACATATAAATTGACAAAACCTAATTTATACAATTGATTATACTTAACGATTACCTTATTGTCGGTGCAATTTTCTCCATATATTACAATTTTAATAACTCTATTATTTTTTAAACAATTATTTAGTATTTCTTCTTCTTTTGAAGCATGAATAGAATTTTTTATCAAACAATCTTGTTTGCTATAATCCATTGTATTAATTAATAGCACTTTTTCGCTCCCATAATTTATACATTTTTGAATATACTCAAAGTTTACTTTATTTATACTATTGTTATTACCCATAACTAATATAAATTGTTTCTTTATAATATTATATATAACGAAATGTTATACATTTAATTAAATTCAACAGTTGTAATAATAAATTCTTTTTTTATAGATTTAGATGCATTGCTTGAAAGTTCTTCTCGTTTTTTACGTGTTTTATTAGCATTAATAGAATTATTTGAATTATTTGAATTGTTTGAATTATTTGAATTGTTTGATGAATAAGAATCACTACTTTCCAATGATGTTGTTGATGTATTTGAGTTTAATGACGAATTTTTTACTTTCGCCGAAGTATTTCTTAAATTCATGTCATTTTCAATAATTTTATAGTTTTCTTGGATATAATCTAATATTTTATTTTCAATGCACCATTTAAAAAAATTCAGTTGTCCTAATGTTGTTTGAATACATGTTTCGTTTTTATATGGAACATTTATTCTCTCCCACCTACAAAAAGGGTCAAACTTTTTTTTACTATATGCTTTTAATTTAAGTTTATAATCATTATAAACTTTAACTCTTTCATTTTTATTATTATCTAATTCATATACAACATAATTTTTTTTTGAATAATTTGTAACAAACCAATCAACAATTCTTAGTGATATTTTAGATGTTCCATTTATAATAGTTATCATTTTATCAAAATTATTATCGCTATTATAAAATTGTAATAATTTATCTAATAACAACTCGCTTTGTGTGTCAAAAGTTGTAGACATATTAATATTATTTGTTTATTAATTAGTAATTAATACTATTTAAATTATAATTTTACTAATATAATTTAAATATAATGATGGAAACCACTAAAAGTAATATTATAGCAATTAAAAATATTATAATTAGTAATAAAAATTGCAATCAACTCATTGAGCTATATAACTATTTTGGAGAAAATAAAGATTTAAATTATGAAACTTGTAATAATATTCTACAAAACATATTGCAAAATAATAATCACAATATTTTTCTATATATAGATAATTCTGATAATATTTTAGGTGCTATAACACTACTAACAGAACAAAAATTTATTCATAATGGTAAATGTGTTGCTCATATTGAAGATTTTGTTGTAAAAAAAGAGTATCGTTCACAAAATATAGGTAAAGATCTTATGAACTATGCTATAAATTATGCTAAACAAAATAATTGTTATAAAATAATATTGGATACTAATAATAAATTAGTAAATTATTATAGTAACTATGGTTTTATTAATAAAGGAACATATATGGGATATTATTTTTAAAATATACATTGACAAACTAACAAAAAAAGTTGTCAGCAACTTTTTGAATTGATAAATAAGTATTACAATTTTCTAAGTTATTGTTTATTTAGGTAATTTCGTTAATACTTTTAATAATACATAAACCATTGATGAAAACATTACACTATTAAATATAAAACCATACAAATTTGGATTGCCATCATCTTTAAATAAATACGGAAACATATTTTTACTATGTTTTTTTACTGCCGGTAATTGAAATAAAAAATATAATAATGCTATTACTATAGGTAATTGCATTTCATAAAATAAAGTATCATATAAATTTGCTATATTCATTTTTTTATTGTTTTCTTCTATTATTTGTTGTGGTGTTTCGTGGTTTTTAATATAATTTTCTTGAACTTGTGGAGGCGGTATATAATTTGGTTGTATTTGAGTATCGTTTGCTACTTTTATGGGGTCAATTGGTATATCACGTGATGGTAAAGCAGTTGTTCCATTTGCCGCTGCTTTCTGAATTTGACTTATTAATTCGTTATAGTTCGGTGCTTGTTGTTGTTGAACATTATTTCCCATAATTCCTGGATTATTTTGATTTTGTAACATAGGATTTTGCATAGAATATCCACCATTTGGTATTAAATTTTCCATTGTAGACATTTGATTATTTGATGCAGATATTATTTCATTTTTATTTAAAACGATATTTTGTGGTTGTTGCTGCATCATATATTCTTGATGAACATTATTATTTTGTATATTAGAACGAGGAAGTTCATTTATTGATGTTATTCCAGAAGAAGACAATGAAGCCATTTATATAGTTTCCTAAATATTTAATATATTAAAAACGCAATATATAGTATTGTTATGAAATAGTACTATATATCTAATTATTTTAATCAACTTCTTCCATTTGTGATTTTTCATCTTTATTTACATCTACATCATTATCAATATCTTTGTCTTCTTCCACTTCTGGTTTCTCATCTTCATCTAATGAAAGACCTAATTTAATCATATTATTAATGCGATTTACAAATATTGCTGGTTCTTCAATATTAAAACCACTAGCAATAAGAGAAGACTCAAAAATTAAATTGACAAGATCTTTTAATGTTTTGCTATTTTCATCTCCTGAATATCTCTCCATAAGTGTTTTAATAATAATATGATGTGGATTAATTTCCATTGTTTTCTTGGACATCATATATGAACTCATATTAGAATCGCGTAATGCTTGTGCTTTCATAATTCTTTCCATATTTGCAGACCAACCAAACTCTCCGGTTACTAATACACACGGAGAATCTACAACACGTTCGCTTAATACGACCTTATCAACTTTATCTCCTAAAATTGCCTTAATTTTACTAGTTAATGGTTTAAATTCTTCAATTAGTTGCTCCCAATTATTTTTATCTTCTTCACTTTCATCGAATTTTAATCCTTCTTTTGTAACACAAATTAAAGATTTGCCATCAAAGTCTTTTAATTGTTGAACACAATATTCATCGATTGGATCAGTCATAAATAACACTTCATATTTTCGCTTTTTGCACTTTTCAATAAATGGAGAATTTTCTACCGCTTTTTGCGATTCTCCGGTAATATAATAAATATGCTTTTGTGATTCAGGCATATTATTTACATACTCTTTAAATGAAACCATTTTTTTACTAGATTTTGTAGTATGAAACATTAATAAATCAGCTAATTTTTCACGATTAGCACTATCTTCATGAATACCAAGTTTAATATTTTTACTAAATTGCTCGTAAAATTTTAGAAAATCTTCTTCGTTTTCTCTAATTTCGGCAAATAGTTCTAAACATTTTTTAACAATATTTTTCCTAATTACTTTCATAATCTTATTTTGCTGTAACATTTCGCGAGAAATATTAAGGGGTAAATCTTCGGAATCTACCACTCCCTTTACAAACCCTAACCAATCAGGAATTAAGTCTTCACAATCTGTAATAAACACTCGACGAACATACAATTTAATATTTCCTTGTTTTTTTGATTTTGATTCAAAAATATCAACAGGAGCACGTTTTGGAACAAATAAAAGAGAAGTAAATTCAAGTTGACCTTCTACAGAAAAATGTTTTACAGCAAGATGTTCTTCCCAGTCATTACTTAATGATTTATAAAATGAACAATACTCTTCTCTTGTAATTTCATCTGACTTTCTTGACCAAATAGGTTTTTGCTTATTTAATAATTCAAATTCATGGACTAGTTGTGTTACCATTTTTTTTGCTTTGCCTTCTTTTTCTTTAGTTTCTTCTACTTCTTCAATACATGGTTCATCCTCTTTTTTCTCTTCTTCCTCTTCCTCTTCCTCTTCCTCTTCCTCCTCTTCTTTTGAGACACTTTTTTCTACGTAAAGACTAATTGGATAGTTAATAAACTCAGAATGTTTCTTGATTAAATCTTTAATACATTGCTCCTCTAAATATTCTAATTGATCCTCTTTTAAATAACATGTAATCTTCGTTCCGCGTCTAAGGAGCTCTCCTGTGTCATCTTTTGATATCGTAAACGAACCGCCAGCATTAGATTCCCAGACATACTGCTCATCATCGTTATTTTTAGACGTAACAACAACACGTTCAGCAACTAAATATGCAGAATAAAACCCAACGCCAAACTGACCAATCATAGCAATATCTCCCTGTGTTTTCATTGCCTCCATAAATCCTTTTGTTCCTGATTGAGCAATTGTTCCTAGATTTGTAATCATGTCTGATTTAGTCATACCAATTCCGGTGTCTAAAATCGTTAATGTTTTATTTAATTTGTCTGGAATAATTTGAATAGTTAGGTCAGAACACGTATCTAAAACGCTCTTATCGGATAAAGATTGATGCCTAATTTTATCCAGAGCATCGGACGAATTAGAAATTAATTCACGAAGAAAAATTTCTTTATTAGAATAAAATGTATTAATAATAAGAGACATTAACTGATTAATTTCAGCCTGAAAAGCAAATGTTTCTACTTGTGTAACCATTATATATAATTTATATATATATATTGGTTTTAAATAGTTTAAATAATATATTTATTTTTTATAGTATATTTATTTCTATACAGTATTATTCATCTTCTTTACGTTCTTTAAAATAATTTAAAATTTCATCCTTGAATTCTTGAGAAAAACTGCTTGCTGGAATTATTAATCCATTAGAATCATAGATTATATGTGTTAGAGGACTAAAATTATATTTCATTAAAATTTTCCATCGTTCTGTATATTTACGATTTATTTTAGAACCGTGATAATAATGTCGTATAATTCCAGGAGTATATCCTAATCTTAATTTACATGCTAATTTTTGATATTCTAGCATGCTATTGTTATAATCTGTGCTATAGTTTATATTAGTTATTGAATTGCATTTATTAATTAAAGACATGGCAATTATACTATCACCTGATCCCAATATTCCTTTATCATATAGTCCATTTATTTTTTCATATGCTTTTCTTGTTATTGCCCAAGCATAACCAGGATGCCAATAATCTGTTCCTTTTGTTGTATAGTTTTTTTGTTTTTCAAAACAATAACCAAAACTATTAAATATATTTAAGTTATTTTTTTCTTTATCCATATCAATACAATGACTAAATAGTTGAACAATATCTTTATGTCCATTCAAAATTTTTAATGTATCTAATACCCAAGAACAACTATCAAATTCAACATCTGCATCTATCCAAGCAAATGCCTTATAATCTTTGGGTAATAAATATTTTACTCCTAAATTTATCATATTTTCTTTATGCCATAATGGAACTTCTGTCTTTAATTGTAGATGATGCTTATTATTTTTACTAGTAATTATAAATTTTTGGTCGCTATATACAAGTTCTACAATAAATAACTTAACATGCTCTTCTTCTTCTTCAATTCGTTTAACAAATTCTTTCAATAATATATATCTTTTTGCATACAAGCAAGGATTTGATATAACAATAATTACGTTTAATTTTTCTTCTATTGGATTATTATTAGCAATTGCCATTTTTGTAGAATTTATTGTAAACTCAATATTATCAATTTCTATATTATTTATAATTGTCATTATATATAATTGGTGGTCAAATATTTAAATATATTTAACTAATTAGTATATTAATATATTAATATGTTAAACAAAATTTGTTGAATATGCTAATGTTTTACTTTTTGAACCGCAAGGTATATTTTCCTCTACTAAAGTATAGCACTTTGTTTTTTCTGTATCACTAGCAAATATTTTGTCTCGTAAGTCATTATGTTTTGGACCAATAAATTTATAACAATCTTTGGAATTACATACTTGTCTAAAAATTGTAGATAAACCCAAACCCAATAATACAGATAATATAATTTTTCCTATATTTGTGTGTAATAAATTCTTTAACATATTCTTAATCATATTATTGTATTATATATAATATGATTAATAAAATTTAGAATAATATTTAGAAAAAAATATATTCTATATAATAAAAAAATATATTTTATATAATAAAAAAATATATTTTATATAATAAAAAAATATATATTATATATATAAATGACTGTTTCAAAAAGTATTCGAAAAAAAAGAAGACAATCAAAAAAACGGAATATGAGGGGAGGGGGGTTACCTACTAGCATAGCAATTCTTTCATATAACACATCATTCGTATTATCAATGGCTGCTTTATTTCCCTTTCCGGCAAGTGAAAATACTTCTATATATATACGTTTAATGAAATTAAAGACTTTAATGAATAATCAAGATACAGTACAAAACTTTATAGCAACTAACTACGGAGCACTTTTTTCAATGTCTTGTAGAATAATAGGAACTTTTTTTCTTCAATATGGATTAAAAGACTATTGTGTAGCAGCATTACAAGAAATGAATCTTACTCAGCATTATTTAACAACTATGGGAACAAATTTTACTTCACAAAGTTTAACTATTTTAGCATGCGGTGTTCAAGCAAATACTACTGGATTAGCATATATAATACCTAGCGATAAAATAACTTATTTTAAAGATAAAGTAGATAATAATGAGTGGTTTTCAACTAATCAATTATATGGTAATTTTAACGCACAAAAAGTTGCCATTGTTGATTTAGGAGAACATCAATTATACAGGACTAACAATTTTTATAAAATATTTAAAGACGGTGTTGGAACACCTGATAATGGACGACCTATGACATTAATTGTTAGAAATGAATCTGATAATTGCTATACTTTGCATTTTAATTGCCATATACCCAATCCTTCTGCTCTTAAATCTCCTCCATACACAAAATCAATTTTAGAAAATCATTTTGGTGCAAATTCTGCTGATTTAGATACTTGGGCAAGAATAACATATGAAATAATAAATGAAGAGGCTAGGGCTTTATTACTAAGATTTTTTAATTCTCAAGAAATTAGTGAGTTGACGCCAGATAAATGTAGAATTATATTTTCTGGTGATTTTAATGACGGAACTGGCAAGTTAATGACCTTAATGAAAACCCAAGGTCTAAATATTGCAGGTAGTGGTTTGGTAAATATTCGAATCTTGTTTTCTGACTCTATGCCTAGAAGTTGTTGTTCAAATTTTAATAGCGTAGCGCGTTCTGGAAGTCCTAATTCACCTCCATCATTGAAATTGGCTGGAATAGACCAGCAAAAAAGCGGTCCACCAACAGATCCAATATTACTAGGACTCTTAAACTCACCGGACCCAAACTTAAGTCAATATAATGACATTGTAGATGCAACAAATTATGCTTTCATCGGTGACGGAACAGGAAGTAATATTGCTTTGGTATCACAAATATATAATCCAACTATTGCTTCAGGTATTCCTAATATTGATTATTTAACTCTAACAAGAAACAATATTCGAGCATCTGATCATATGCCCGTTATTAGTTATACTTCTCGCTCAGGAACAAGTAGTTATGAAAGAATAAAACCAAGACGAAATTCAGATAATACTGAACGAGCCAGACGAGATGATAGAGATGAGAGAGATGAGAGAGATGAGAGAGATAGAGACAGAGAGGACGAAGACGACGAAGACGATAATAAAGATAGTGAAGAGATTGATCTTGACGGAGGATATAGAAAAAAACATAAGAAACGTAAATCGCAAAGAAAATTATCGCAAAGAAAATTAAAAAGACATACAAAAAAAAGAAAGTATAAAAAAAATAAAAACTAATTAATCTAATGCTAAATTATATTGGCAAAAGCTTTATTTTATTTTTGTCGCTAGGACATTTAACGTCTTTTATTTTATAATTAAAACAATTTTCCGCCTCATCTTTATACTCTATTTTATCTATATTATGGGGTGTTGGATATACTTCTACTTTTCTATTATAATCAAAATAATAAATATATATTAAACCCAGTAAAAATGTAATTAAGAAAATGCTAATATTTATATATTTTGTTGCATTATAAAATTGTTGTTGTAATTTTGCAAAAAATTTTTTCATTTAACTTTATACTTAATAATACATTATACTTTTTATTAAACATAATAAATATATTATGTATAATAAATATATGTTTATAATTTAGTTTTGTCGTTTATTTCTATTATTAAATCTTCTAAATTATAACTATTTTGAAAAAATGTAAATTGATCAAGTTCATTTTTTTCTATAAATGATGCTTTATATTTCAATTTCATTAATTCGTTTCCTAGTACTGAGAGTCTGCTATTATGTATCTCAACCGCGCTTTTTAAGTAATTTATTTCCCCAGATGATTTAAATAATTCCATAGCATCGCTATATTGTTTTTTATTAATTTCAAAATCTTTTATTTTTTCTTGTATTAATAGTTTTAATTCTTCATTATTTGTTATTGAATTATATAAATTGACTAAATTATTATAAGTTTCTTGACTGTTATTTAATTGATGTTTCAAAGTTTCAAATAACTCTACTGCTTTTTCTTCTTCAATATAACTGAAAAGGAAATCTAATTTTGTAGTTATTATATTTTTTTTATATTTTTCTAAATTATCACGCGTTGTCATTAACTTTTGAGTGATTTGTGTAAATTTTTTTCGTTCTACTAATATATCTAGTTTGCACGGACTAAAAGAACTACCACAAGTTGCGCGCAATAATTCTGGTGTTTCCGTAAAAATTGTTCCGCCATCTTGTTTGCAATTTATACATTTTGGTTTATATTTTGCTATTATTTGTTTTTTTTGGTCATAATTTTTACCATAATCACCAGACAATTCTGTTATTTTTTTTTGCTTAACTAACATATATTTAGTTTTCAATTTATAATATTCTTCTAATTGCTCATAATAATTGGTTAATAAAGTTGATGTCATTTATATTGATAAACTTATATTTTAATAATATATTTAAATTTTAAATTTTAAAGTATATTGCATTTAAGAGAAATATATTGTTTTATGTAATAAGTTTGCTTCGACATGATCACCATAATCAGGTAAATTTGTTATCATATTATTTTTTATTTTTTGTTGATTATCAATATTTTGGCGATTATAATATATTAATTTAGACATAATATAGTCTTTATCTTTTATACTCTTTTCATAATATTCTTTACTAGAGTTATTCCCTTTATAGCGCATATATAATATCGATGCTAAAACTATTACAAATAATAAAAACATAGAAATATTATAAAAAGTATTATAATTATTTTGCTTATAATTATGGCACCCTTTTAATACTTCCTTAAAAAAATATTTAACTCCATTATCTACTAATTTTGGCTTTTCAGACATATTTTTCTCATTTGCTTTATTTAAATTTGTTAAATTATTTAATTTAAAATTGGTGTAATCTAAAATATTGAAGTTCATTATTATTATAATAATATAACTCGTGTTTTATAATTTTCATATTTTACTAAATTTAATACAATTTTAATATTAAAATAATTTATATTTATAATAATATGGCAGAATCTAGCCTACCTAATCCAATTATTTCAATAGTGTCTTTTTTGATTATAACACTTTTCTTTGTATTTTTTAATGTATTTAATATTAACCAAACAAAAACTATTATTAATGCATCAACCGCTATTAATAATGATGGTATTAATATTGTATATATATTATTAGTAGTATTAATTTCTTTTTTTATCAATGCAACTATTTCAAAAGCCATGTGTAGTCAATCTATTCAATGGGGTTATATTTTAATGATTACATTATTACCTTGGATAATTATATTTATTTCATTGCACGTTATTTTAACATATATATTTCCAGGATGGATAAGTCCATTTTCTAATACTATTGGTTATATTGTTATTGGATTTATGGGAGTTGATAAAGTTTATGATAGTATATTTAAAACAGGAGAAGAGGCTTCCGGAAATAAAGAGCTTGTTAAAGCAATCGCTAATATGAATAGTAATAGAACAAAATTTATTAATCAAATAAGCACTAATATAAACGATTTTCACACTTTTTTTAATAGTATGAAGGATGCTGTTAAAACCGATGATAAGAAATATAATGACTATTTACTCGAATTATATAAATTTTTAATTATAAAAAAATTTGTAGGTAAAATAGTATGGTACATATTAGCCGGAATATTAATTAGTTCTATTAGTTATAATTTAGTAATAAGCCGGACATGTGAAAAATCATTAGAAGAAATTAAAAAAAATTTCGCAGACGCCAAAATAGCAGTAGACGCAAAGGCAGCAGAGGCATCATTAATAAACACTGCACCTCCACCTATTGAAACTCCTGTTGGGCAATCTATAAATACTCCTTTATTCGAAAACACCACCGCATCGGTAAGTCAAGCACTAACAGGACAATAAATATTATAAAATATTATAAAATATTATAAAATATTATAAAATATTATATTATATTATATTATATAATATTATGAAAGAAACATATGAAGAAAAAGAATTACATATATTAAGAAATGCTATAGATAATGCTACGTATATTATGGGAAAAAAATTACTTCAATCAGATACTATTAAAAATATTATTGATATTTTAGAAAGTTTTATGCGATCGCATAAAGTCTTATGTTATGGTGGAACTGCTATAAATAATATACTACCTGAACAATATAGATTTTATAATAAAAATATTGAAATACCTGACTACGACTTTTTTTCTCCTTATGCGATGGAATATGCTAAAGATTTAGCAAACATATATTTTAAAGCCGGATATGAAGAAGTAGAAGCAAAATCTGGTGTTCATAGTGGAACATATAAAGTATTTGTGAATTTTATACCAATAGCAGATATTACTGTATTAGACAATAAATTATTTCAAAATATTTCAAAAAAAGCAATAAAAATTAATGGTATTAATTATTGCCCTCCTAATTTTCTTCGTATGGCAATGTATGTTGAATTATCTCGTCCTATGGGAGATGTATCTAGATGGGAAAAAATATTAAAACGTATTATATTATTAAATAAAAATTATCCATTAAAAGGTATATTCTGCGATAAACAAGATTTTCAAAGACAATATGAGGGAACATTAGATGATCAAAATAAAATATATGAAATCACTAGAATGTCATTTATTAATCAAGGTTTGGTTTTTTTTGGAGGTTACGCGTCAACATTATATAGTAAATATATGCCATATAAAGAGAGAAAACAGGTTTCTACTATTCCTGATTTTGATGTATTAAGTGAAAATCCCGAGTCTAGTGCCATTATTTTGAAAGAACAATTACAGTATGAAGGTTATAAAAATGTAAAAATTTTAAAAAAACAACCAATAGGTGAATATATTGACGTTCATTATGAAATTGTTGTAAATAATGATGTTATAGCATTTATTTATAAACCGACTGCTTGTCATAGTTATAATTTAATAAATATTAATGGACAAAAAATAAAAGTAGCATCAATAGATACTATATTAAGTTTTTATTTAATATTTATATATGCAAATAGACCATATTATGATGAAAATAGATTGTTATGTATTGCTGAATATTTATTTAAAGTTCAATTAAAAAATCGTCTTCAACAAAAAGGGTTATTGCGAAGATTTAGTGTAGTATGTTATGGTAAGCAAAAAACACTAGAAGATATTAGAGAAGAAAAAGCAAAATTATATGCCAAAATTAGAACAAAAGAATTATCGCGCGATTCAAAATTATACAATATGAATTTTTTTAGATATATACCCAAAGAAGATTATAAAGTAATTAAAAAATCAAAGAAAAATATAAAAAAAACTATTAAGCGCACAAAAAAATATAAAATTAAATAAATAGACTAACTTTTGTAAAATATGCAGTTTCTATCTTTTATTGTTGATGCTAAGTTATATTTTTTACATAAAACTTTTCTAGATTTTAATTTTATTAAATTAAGATTACCATATATTTTTTTGTCTAGGTTTTTCTTACTAAAGCTATAATTAACATAACTAATAAAAGGTAAAAATAATTTTGTGTTATCTATTTCCGGATGTCCTTGAAATCCAAAAAATGGATATTTTTTGTGTTTTACTATATCTACAAACTCTTTATTGTTTTTATCTAAACTAGTAGCAATAATTAGATAATTTTTAATTCTCTCCTTAGTATCTAATGCTAATGTATGATTATGAATTAATTTTTTTGTTTTATTAAAATTACTTCTAAATAACTTGCCTAATTTATTATTTTTAAATTTTGGTATTGTTTTATAATGTTTATATGAGTTTACATTAATAAACGCTTTTTTGATATTGTTATTTGTTAAATTATAATTTTTTTCAATTAAAATCATATTTTCATAACCATGACATATTGCTAATATTGGTATTATTTTATCATTAGCAAGCGATTTGACTTTTTTAACTATGTATTTTTGTGTTAAAAAATGTTGCTTTATATATTTATTGTTATACAAATTACCTAATTGACTTCCTGGAAATATTATACCATTTACAATAGATAATATATTGTCTAATTTAACTTTTGTAATAGTATATGGTATTATAATATAATCAATCGAGTTTTGCTTTAAAAAAATTATGAAAGTTTCTTTTAAAAATATTTCATCTGAAATATTATTTTTTATGTAAGGTGTTGCTAAAATACCTATTATAGGTTTGTTATTATTCATATTATTCATATTACTATTAATATTAGTAAATATATTTACAATACTAAATGCATTTTTACATGCAATAGATTATTTATAAGTTAACTATTAATTTAACTATTATAACGCTAAAGGATACAATTTATTGACGCAAAAAAATATATAAAATGTAATAAATTTTATATATTTTAACTTTATATATTTTAACTTTATATATTTTAACTTTATATTACTTACTAAATTATATTTATATTCTTGGGAAACCAACCAAATTAGCACCAATACCAAAACCAGCACCTGTTCTAGCACTTACACCCATAGTAGGAATAAAAGTATCCAAAATAGAGAATGTGGCAGCAGCCATTAAAGCAATAATAGCAATTTCTTCTACTTTCAATGGTTTTTGTGGTATAACAAAAGCAACTATTGCTACCATTAAACCTTCAATTAAATATTTAACAGCTCTTTTTACTAATTCACCCATACTGAAATTCATTTTGTTTTATAATAATACTTAAGAAAAAAAATATATTTATACACATTTTAAATATTTTAAATTACCTAAATATATAATTATAAAAAATTATAATTATATAATGTTTAAATAAAATACTTAAAATTATATTAGAATACTATTCTATAAAATGTTTACAAAAAAATCTTCTAAATCTAAAGATAAAGATAAAGATAAAGATAAAGATAAAGAAAAACAATCACCTAATTTAGAAAAAACAAAATATGTGGATTTATTAGATGAAGACAAACCATTAGGGGGACAAAAATATGTGTGCTTAAGTTTTATTTCTCCTGAAGACCATATTAAAAATAAAGAGTTATTTTATTTTGAAAAATTTTTAAAGAATTTTGAGTTTAAAAAAACTTTTGAAAAATATACACAATTTTTGAATTATTTAGCATACAAATATAATTTAGATTTTAATAATTTATCCAAAGATATGGAGGAATTTGTAGAAGAAGAAAAAGAGAATCTATTTTCAACCACATTGGACGATGAATATAAAACATTTATGGATGTTAAAGAAGAACAATTACAAAAAGAATATAATGAACTACATGAATTTCAAACAAATACAAGAGGTATTAAAGTGAGAGGTGTATTTGGTTCTCAAGAAGAAGCTGAAATGAGATGTAAAATGTTGAGAGAACAAGATTCCAATCATGATGTTTATGTGGGAGCAGTAGGTATGTGGATGCCTTTTCACCCAGAAGCATATAAGACAGGACGTGTTGAATATTTAGAAAAAGATTTAAATGAACTTATGAGCCATAAGAAGAAAAATGATGAAATATCAAAAGAACAATTTAAAGAACGTGTAAAAGAAAGTAAAAAGAAAGCAATTCAAGAAAATATTGCTAAAGCTCAAAAAGAAGGCAACAAATTAATGCAAACAATAGATGAAGAAGGAAATTTAATAAATGCCGATAGAATGGATGTACCTGGTAAAAATTTGCTTTTTGGCGATAAAGAAGATGATGATGTATCTACAGCAGATTTGCGTAAAGAACTATTTGAAGCACAAGATGTTATTGTCGGAAGACAGAAAGATAATGATCATGGCTTAGGAGAACTATTAGAAAGACAAAAAGAACGTGCAGAAAAAACAACGACACAAGAAGAGCCAAGCAATTTAGAACTATTGGCCGATTGTGCTACAAAAGAACTTAAGGAATAAAATTATTTAATAATTTCATATAGAAGACAACATTAATAAAAATAATAATTTATAATATTTTTCAATAAATATTATAAATAAATTTATTACCATTTTGTTTTGCGCACATTTATTTTAGGTCCTTTTTTCTTATCTCTTATATTTGGGTCATACATTTCTTCTTCATTATCAGAATCTAAATTTTTACTAATTTCCCAAAATTCTTTTGAACCTAATTTGAATGTTTTATGATGATCTGCTTTATACCAAAAAATTTGGTCTTGTAATTTATTTGATTTAGCATTATTATTTATTACTAAACACTCGTAGTTCTCTGTACATTGATCCATTACTTGGCAAAAACTTTCAAACGTTGGAAACATACCAGCATAATTTTCATAAATTCGTCGTCTATTTGCTATATATGGTTCACGTAAAATGAAAACATAATCTATATTTGTGCGAAGATTAGGCGGAATACCTAAAGGATATTGCATAGTAATAACAAGCATTATTTTCCAATGACGTCCATTCATAAAAAGAAGACGCATCATTTTATCTTTAGTCCAACTACCATCATATAAGCAATCGTCTAAAATAACAAAAGCACGAGGATCTATATTCGATTTTTTATAAACTTCTATTTCTTTTTTTACTTGCTTCAATACTGTTTTTTGCCTCTTTAAAATATTTTCAATAATAGCAGTATTGTATTCATCGTGGATAAAAAGTTTTGGGACATGTTCAGCATAAAAACCATTGCCTGCTTCGGTTCCACTAATAACAGTTCCTATTGGTATATCTTGATGATAATAAAGAAGATCTCTCACTAAATATGATTTGCCTGTATCACGACGACCTATTAAAACAATAACAGGCCCTTTATTTTCATCTGGTCTGAAACTAATTGATTTTATATCAAATTTTTTTAATTCTAATGTCATTATTGTTTACTAATAATATTTTATAATCTAAGATTTAAACTAAATAATACAAAATTACATAATTATAGAAATACAAAATTATAAAAATTATAAAAATTATAAAAATTATAAAAATTATAAAAATTATAAAAATTATAAAAATTATAAAAATTATAAAAATTATAAAAATTATA